ATTAATACATTGAGAAGCATTAGATATATTGTCTAAGTGAACAGATAATAGTATAGAACTAATCCTGATTGACCCCCCATATAACACTATTGCAAGTAAATGGGATAAATATGTTGATTTTAATAAATTCTTTGATATAGCTTGGAAAAAATTAAAACCTAATGGAAGCATAATAGTTTTTGCAAGTTGAAGTTTTACTCCTAGAGTTATGATGAGTAGCATAAATGAATATAAATATAAATATACTTGGATAAAAAACAATTCTACTAATTTTGTTCATAGCAAAAATAGGCCTATGACAAAACACGAAGATATACTTGTATTTAGTAAAGCCCCAATGGGGCATATATCTCAAATATGAGAAGAAAGAAGAATGATATATAATCCACAAGGGCTTATTAAGATAGATAAGAAAATTTCTTGAAATAATTTTGGAACTATTGCTTGACATAGACCTAGCCATAAGAAAGAATTAAAAAGAGAATATACAAACTATCCTAATGATGTTATAGATGATATTCCTGAAAAACCTACCACTAAAAAATTACATACTTCTGAAAAACCTGTAAAATTATTAGAAAAACTAATATTAACACACTCAAATAATTGATTAGTAATGGATTGTTTTATGTGAAGTTGAAGTACAGGAGTTGCTTGTAAGAATTTAAACAGAGATTTTATAGGCATTGAAATTGATGAAACTTATTTTAACATTGCTAACGAAAGGCTAGCTATTTAATATAGCTCATATACACTAAGTAATTTGACTTTACATCTTCTTCTAAAATTTGTAAGCTTAGTGTATGTAAGTTGTATTAGATCAATTAATTAATTGCTTTTATTCTAATTATCAGTAATATTACAGTATGAATAATATAACAATATCCACTACAGAGGTATGATTTTTAGAACAAAACAAGAATTAGCAGAATATAATTGATGTTATAGACAAAAAGTAACTGCTATGATTAAAAGAGATGAAGTAAAAATTTTATACCTTTGAAAAAAAAGAATAGGTTATGTTATTGTAAAAGATTTTATTAAATATTTATTAGATTAATGATAGAAAAACAAATAAAGAGTTGATATGCACAAATTAAATTAACTAAAAAATTACTATCTGATCTAAAAGATTATGAGAAGAATAATAAAATCCACCCACAGCTACAAAAAGATACATTAAAAGATATTATAGAAGAAGTATGATATGATGTCCCTATAATTATAGATAAGTATGATGTAATCGTTGCTTGACATTGTAGAAAACAAGTTTTAACTATGTTAGGTTATGAATATGTAGATGTTATAGTTAAGGATAAGCTATCAGATAAACAAATAAGAAAATACAGGCTATTAGATAACAAGATAGCAGAGTTAGCAGAGGATAATATGGAAGCTATTAAGTTTGAGTTAGAGGAATTAGAAGATTTAGAATTAGATGAATTATATCAAACAGATTTAGAGGATATAGATTTTGATAATATAGATAGTAATGAGGATAGAGAGGTTAGTGATAAAACAAAAGAGGTAGAATGCCCTAGTTGTTGAGATAAATTTAGTATTTAATTATAATATATGCCCATCCCTTATATGTGAAGTAAGTGAAAGAGTGCAAGACATATATTTAATGTAATTAAAGCTCATACCAAAGATAGAAAAGAAAATTTATTAGTAGATTTATTTACCTGATGATTTGCTGTAAGTGAGATATTTATAAAAGAATGATGGTATACAATAAATAATGATAAGAATAAATATGTAATGGCTTTATTAGAACAGACTTTAAATTGATTACCTAAAATAGTTTATGATTGGGTAAGTAGAAAAAAATTTGAAGATGTTATTAAAAATCCTAGTAAATATGATGATTGGTATGTTTGATATATACAATGTGTATGGAGCTTCTGAAATAACCAAAAATGATATTTATATGGGAAAGATATAGAAGATATAAAAAAATGGGCTGATGACTTAGTTGTTAGGAAAGAAGTGAATCAGTGATTAGAAAAAATTATACCTAAAAAGTATTTAGATGGTATTTTAAAACAAGATAGTATAGGTAAAAGAAGAATAGTATTAAGTAAGGTTGCAAAAGTATTGTGAAATAAACTAGAGTGAATGCAAAGACTGCAAAATTTGGAAAGATTACAAAGATTACAAAGATTACAAAGATTACAAAATAAAGAGAATATTAAAGAGAATATTAAATGAAGCTATAATGAAGTTGATATACCTAAAAATGCAATAGTATATTGTGATCCTCCTTATAAATGAACAGCCACTTATGCTGAGTGATGATTTAATCATAAAGAATTTTGGCAATACATAAGAAAATTGAGTAAAACTAATAAAGTATTTGTTAGTGAATATACTGCTCCTGATGATTTTAAAGTTATATATGAGTTTAGCCAAAAAAGTTGCTTACAATGATGAAGCCAATCTCATAATAACCAACCTAATGAAAAATTATTTGTTTATAATATATTATGACAGCAAAAGACAAAGTAAAAGAATATTGGAAAGAAGTAAGAATTAGATATAATAAAACTATATATAGAAATCCTAAAGACTTTCTTAAATATAATTGAATTAAAATAAGTAATAGGACAAAAAGATTAATTATTAAATGGTAAGATTATGGCTAAAGAAGAAGTAGAAATATCAGATTCAGAAAGAGAGCTTTTAGAGTTATATGACTTCTGAATAGAGGAATGAGAAGATGGTAAATTTTATACAGATATAAAAGGAAGACCTCTTAAAATGACACCTAAAATAGTTGCTAACTTATTAAGTGCCTTTAGTAACAGCTTTACTGATGATGAAGCTTGCATCTATACAGACATAAGTAAGAACACCCTTTATAGATTTGTAGAAAAAAATCCACACTTTTGAAACCAAAAAGAGATATTAAAGCAGAAGCCTAATATTAAAGCCAAACTTAATAAGATAAAAGCTATTAATGAATGAAATACACAAGAGAGCTGATGGTGGCTTGAAAGAAAGAGTAAGAATGAGTTTAGTTTAAAAACTGAAGTAGAACAAAATACTAATATGGATTTAAAAATAGAAGCTAAAGCTATTGATTCACTTAATACATTATTATGATCAGATTAGAAGATAAAAAGTTTAAAGAATGACTTATACAATTAGAGGAGATGAATGCTATAACAAGAAAAGAATTTTTCAAGTGATGAACAGCTAACCACTTCCTCTTTTTTTGGTTTTACTATTACAGAGAGGATTTTATTACTAAGTTTGCTGATTTTCATTATGATTGGATAGAAGCATTATTTGAGAATAAGAATGTTATGCTTGAATGATTTAGATGAAGTATGAAAACAACTCTAGTAATTGCTGCAACAACTTTTAAGATAGCTAATAACCTTGTTAAGTTTGTTGTATGGCAAAGTTATGAAGATACTGCTTCTAGTGAAAATACAACTAATATAGCTAGAAATTTATTAAGTAAAAGATTAGAAGCTGATTACTGAAAACTATTTAAACTTACTTGATGAAATAAAGAAGATTTAGAAAAAAAGAGTGTATCTAATTTTGATACAACTAATAAGGTAAAAGTAAGGGCTGCTTCTTTATGACAAAAACTAAGATGAGCTTTATCTAAAACAGATAGACCTGATTTACTTATTGTAGATGATATAGATGTGTCAGATAGTGTTAGAAACCCTGATGTTATAGATAAGAATTATCAAAAAGTAACTTGAGAAACCTTTTGAGCTATGACTAAGGATTGAACTGCAAGAATCTACTTTTTAGGTAATACTATTAATCAAGACTGAATTGTCCCTAGATTTAGAAAAGAAAAGAAAGGTACTAAGAATTGGATAGTTTATCAACAACCTTTATTTATTGAATGAGAAGTACAATGGGATTTTTTCACAGAAGCAACTATACAAAAGATTAGAGAAGATGAATGACCTGTTTCTTTTAATCAAAACTATTTACTTATTCCAATAGATGCTTATGAGGAATGATTTATTAAAAGAGAACATTTAAGATATTATGATCATCTTAATATAGATGACTTTGATAACTTATATATGCACTGAGATACAACACATACTTGAAAGTCTACAAGTGATTATTTCTGTTGAGTAGTTATATGAGAGAATAAAAGAGATAAGAATTATTATATTATAGATTTTATATTAGAGAAAATAGATGTAGAAGCTCAAGCAAGATGAATGATTAATCTATACTTAAAATATCATAATAGAATTAAAAAGTTTACTTATGATGAAAAATCTAATCAAGGTTTCTGATTTTGGATTAAAAAGCTAGCTAAAGAAGAATATAAGATTAGTTTACCAATTCAGGAATTAAAGTATCCAAATGATAAAGTAACTCATTTTGAGCCACATATACCACATTTTATAGCTAATAGAATCTATTTACCAAGTAGACACAAAGATTTACAAGAAGCAGAAACACAATTATTAGCCTTTCCTACTAAATGAATACACGATGATTTTGTTGATTGATTAAGTTGAGTATTAGATAATTATGCTGTTATTAAAAAAGATGTACCTAAA